CTACTCAGCTATTTCAGCCGATACCAAACCTGAATATACTTCCACGCCTAAATAATAAACTTTTATCGGTACATTGGTCCTATCACCAATATAATTATTGGTAATACCTGCATTTTTATTATCTGCCTCGATGTTGTGAAATACCCAAATCCTAGAGCTCATTGAAATTTTCTCGAACTCCTCAAGTGAAATATTAAGTACATGATTTTCATCAGATAGCGGAAAACCTTCCTGATAGACATATTCTGAAAATTTAAAACTAAAGTTCAGTTGCTTTACCTGCTCGACAGTTGGCAGACTGATTTCTCGGTCTTGCCCTTCGTGTCGTTGATAAATCTGACCGGTAAATGGGTTAGTCCAATAACCATTATCCGGTTTATCTCCATACCAAAACACATCGTCTTGATAACCTGTTTGAATTAATTTTATGTTGTCATTGTTTAAAACCCTGCGATACACTCGGTGATTACTATCAACCACCCGCTCATGCCCAAACTCAATAACTTGGGGTGTAGGTTCTTCTTTAATTTTTGCCACCTCGTTTTCAAGATTAACTATATCTTTTGCCACGTTGTAGGCAAAAGTCGCATCTACAGGTTGGTTTTTATTTATTCTCGCCATTTTTTAATTCCTGTTTTGTTTGTTGGTAAATTTTGTTTAGAGATTCGTCATATTCCTTGTGGTTTAAGACGAGATATTTCATTTTTACCAACCGCACTTTGTACGGTTTCTTGTATGTAAAAGGATTACTCATCGTTCACCACCGTAACATCTTGGATTAATGTCAATTCTCCACCGGCAATCGTGCGCACTTTGTGATATTGGTCGATACATTGCAAATCCCATTTGGCAGATTCCCACTTCACGTTTTGCGTTTTATCGTGTGAAACCGTGATATGAATCAGATTGTTTTCTACTACGATTTCGTCTGCTTCAGATGATAGTTTGATAATATCTCCACGTTTCGGTTTAATGTGCAAATCAAGCTGGCAACCGTCAAAATTGACCGCACTTTCTTGCTCGTCATCCTCTGTGACCTCAAACGTAACACCTTCATCGTCGCCCCGAACCATCTCTAAGTCGATTTGTTCCATTTTCGCTCCAATAAAAAAGCCCTCGCTTGAGGGCTATAATTAAACGTAAATTTGCTGCGTTTCTTTCAAATGATTGTAGATTCGTGCAAGCATAATTTGTGTTGGCGTTTTGCCAATGTCCTCTTTAGTAAAAGGGGCATCGTTAATCGCTTTTGCCGCTTCGGCATCAATCCATTTATACTCGCTGATAATGGGCGCGAAATCAGTTACCACACCGTCATTATCCGTACCAGTACCAATCACATATTTGGCATTAATTGAGCCGTCTTCTTGCGTGCTGTAACTTGCAATAGCGGAGTACATTGGGTTTAAAATTTTATTAAATGTTGTCATAGTGTTTTCCCTTTTAGGTAGATGAGATTGTTTTTTCGGTTGAGACCGAGGTAGCCATAACCATAATAGAGCCATTTGCCTCTCCACCGCTCTTGCTGTTAAAGCGTTTTTCAACGTAAAATTTCTTTGAGGTATTTGCTGGTAATATAAAAGGCTGATAATCAGCTCCGATGATTGTGATGTATCTGGTAACAGGAGCTGATTTTATATCAACATTTACTCCAAAAAGGGCATAAGTCACCCTTTTTGGTGATGATGAGTTTTCACCGTACTCTTGACCTAGATACTCAGCACCCATCCTCTTAAAAATCATTTTTAAAGTAGTTAACTCAATTATATTACCCCCTATTAATTGAGTTATTTCAAGCGTTCCACTAAATTTACCGGTTACCCCCTCTAAATGTGCACCTTTAATTGTTCCCCCTTCAATAGTCGTTCCTTTAATCACACTACCATTGACTGTACTACCTTGTATTGTTCCGCCACGAATATTATTCCCTTCAATGGTATTCCCTGAAATCCGTGTGCCGGTAATGGTACCCGCACTAACGTGTCCCAAATTCGCACTAATCGCCGATAAGCTCGATATATTGAGTTTATCCGCAGTTAATGTCTTAGAGACAACATGCGAGGCATTGATACTGCCTGCCGCCATATTTCGAGCGGCGATAGTACCGGCAGCAATCTGATTAGATGTAATCGTGTTTGCTGCGATTTGTTGAGCGGTGATGGTGTTTGTCACAATCGAGCCCCCGTGGATAGACGTTACACCAGCATTTTTCCACGGGCTAGGCTCGCGGGTGTGTTCGGTACATTCTTCGAGCATCGGCCTGCTAATCATTAAAGCCGGGTTATTTTGCGCCCCCTCCGCCCACATATTGATAATCATACGATAGGTAGCATTATCACCTGTCGCTTTGAATATCACATAGATACACCTGTTTTCTTCAATACCGGTTTCAGTATTGTTGTTACCGTAACCGCCACTTTTACCTCGTCCACTCCACGATTTTTTAATAATTTGTACTGAACCTTGTTCAATGTTCAAATCAATAAAAGCTCTATGCGCACCAACATAGGCAGAGAAACAATAGTATTTATCTTTTACCAATCTTAAATCTTGATAAAGTCCACCTAATCTAACATTACCTGTGTTTGTATTTTTGCGGTTTCTTTGCCACCTAAATTTTAGTTCGGTAGGTAGATACGCTCCTCCTTGATATGCGCCGATTAGATTATTAAAAGCCCAATCCGCATTATCCATATTGGCGGAATCAACATACATTGTCCAACCATTACCATTATTCGCAAAAATTGGGTTATACAAGAGATTGCCACCCAACCCAATCGCCAACTTATCCGCCGTTAGTTCACCTGCTGCAACATGGCTTGCTCGAACCGCTCCGGCTTGTAATGCGGCGGTGCTAACGGAATTAGCCGCCATTTTGTCAGCCGTTACTGCTTTTGCCGCCAGATGATTTGCGCCGATGGCTTGAGCTTGGATTTTGGCAGCATTAATGGCATTTGCTGCGATTTTGTCGGTAGTGATCGCATTAGCAGCGACTTTTTCAGCGACAACCGAGCCGGTTGCAAGTTTTGCTGTGGTAACTGCTCCTGCCGCTAAATGGTTGGTTGCAATCGCATTGGCGGCAATCTGTGCCGCACTTACCGTACCGCTCAATTTAGTGGTAGGAATCGCGGCAAGTTGATTCGCTGAAATACTTCCACTAATTTGGTTTGCGTTGATATTTTGAATTTGCCCGCTATTCAATTTGCCGATAAGTTTAGCGACATTCAAACTTTCGATTTGATCGCTCGTCATTTTACCGACAATGTTTTCCACCGGAATTTGGCTAATATCAACATCATTCACTTTATATTTGTTACCGTCCCAAACATAAAGCTTTCCATCCTCCGTATTATGCACCTGTTTATAGCCGGTAAACGTGTTCACATCTAGCCTGGTCACGGTTTGAATCAATTCCAAATTACGTGCCGGCAATGCGGTATCAATCACGTCATTGATGATATTTTGTGACAACTTTTCATTAAGCAGCGCTAATTCTTCGTCAATATCGACCGCACTTTCCGCCCTTAAGCCGGATTGTTGATAAAACGGGCCGACATTAATGCCACGGGTATGACGCAACCAATAGTAACGCACTTGTTTTGCGCCCACTTCGTGGGTGTACATTCGAGCGGTGACTTTTGCAATACGTTTTGCAGTTTGAATATCGTCCGTTTCTGCTGCAAAAATCTCGGTGGCTGTCGCGTCATTTATCCAATCCCACTCAAGCGTGATATTGCCTAAACCACCTGTTGCCCGCACACCGGTTGGCGCAGGCGGGCGATCGATAATAAAGCCTTGTGTACGCTCGTTGAGTAACTGACCTTTTTCGTTTCTTGCACGAATCACGACAAGATACTCGCCATTGGTGAGATTGCTTAAATCGAGTTCCGGTGATTTTAATCCAAGACGTACCTCAAAGAGGTTGTAGCCTTTATAGATAAGCACATCGTATTTCACCAAGCCGTTTCCGCCGCTAACATCAGCATTAATGCCAATACTACCGTCCGGATTGGTGAGGATTTGAATATCATTTACTTTAGGCTCGACAAGGATACTGCTCGCTTTCGGTTCAAAGATTGCGCCGTTATCCACTATCGCTTCTTTTTGCGGTTCGTGTTGTAAAGCAACAATGGTGTATTTACCTTTGTCTTGCTCTTTCACACTTAAGGCACGGAATAATTGCGTATTGATTCGTTGCGTGGTGAGCGACCAAACCCCATACTCTGTCAAACCTGTCGGTTCAGTATCGAGGGTGATTTCCGCCCCATTTGCTGACAAAATTTTAATATCTTGATGTTTTGCCTGTGCATTGATGTAGGTAAAGTAACTCTTTGCCGTGATGTCGATTTCACGATCTAACATGACATTCCTACCGTCAATTTTTAATACCCGCCCACCGATATTTGTGCCGGCATAATCAATATCCGCTACTTTGATAATATCGCCCGGTATGTGCATTAACCCTTCTGTTCCGACAGTAAATGTCACGGTTTTGGTTTCCAGTTTTTCAGTCTGCAATAACCATAAGCCGGTGCGATGTGCTTGGCCACGGGAAGTACAACCAAACGCGGTGATTTTCTTCACGTTTAAACCATTTTTTCGGATTGCTTCATCATCCGATACATATTCAATGGTTTTTTCATAAGCATTGTCTTTATCTGCATATTCCACTTGGATCGCATTATGACGGGCTTTTTTGGCTGAAAAGGTGTAAGTAAACTCACCGTTTTCAACATTCGCATTGGTGTAAGTCCACACCGGATCGGACGGACGATCCATTACAACCGTGAGTTCCCGTCCATTCCATACCGGCATTGCACGAAAAATCGAACAAATATCATTGATCACATCATAAGCCGCCCGTTGGTCGGTCAGCCACGCATTACAGGTAAAACGAGGCTCTTTACCGCCAAAACCATCGGGAACAAGCTGATCGCAATATTGCGCCACTTGATACAACGCCCATTTATCCGCACCAAACTCCCCCAAACGGCCGCCTAAACCATAACGCTTGTTTGTGACTACATCGTACAACACCCAAGCCGGATTATCCGACCATGCCAGTTTAAACGTGCCGTCCCACATACCGCGATATTGTCGGGTTTTCGGATCGTAATTTGACGGTACTTTGACCTTAATCCCTTTGACATCATAAGTGCGGTTAGGAATATTCGAGAAATATTCCGAATCAAATTTCACCCCGATTAACGCCGTGTTCGGATAAGTAAATTCCGTATCGATAATTTCCGTGTAACTCGCCCATACCGTGTTATTTTGCAATCGCTGTGATTTGCTATCCTCTGAGTTTCGTTCAACACGAATCGTAAACGGCACCGCAGGCAAACCGGAAAAGGTATGTTGCTGTAAATACTACTGTATTTACCACTAATCGTTATTGGATAGTGCTGATTGCCGATATACACCGTTAAGTTTACACTTGCACCGTTCGTATCCCCCTGATCGTTTTGTTGGAACAGTGATTGAACACCAAGGGTTAAACGTAAACGGGAGACTTTGCTATCTGTTATCGTGCGGGTAATCGGTGTCGTCTTCCGCACTTGTTTGCCAACTGAGATTTCTTTTTCTGGCGTATTGAAACCGGGAATAATCCCTTGAACCTGTGAGCCTACCCGCCCTTCAAGTTGAATATTGCTGAAGTTGTAAGAATCATCCTGATTTTGAATCGGTGTATTATCAAGATAGACGGATTTCATCCCGTCTGCTAAGCCTTCAATTTCCCCTTCTGAAATAATTTCAACGATTTTGACAAGCTGCTTACTGCGTCCGCTTTCTTTTGCTTCAACCGGTGTACGTCCGCCACCGCCCCCGCCTTTTCCCATATTTAACTCCTACTTTTTCCGTCTATCTTCTACCAAATCTGCGTCTGCCTCGATTTTGCTCCGGCGTTGCCACATCAACATCCATCGTTTCAATACCTTGTGAAATAATCAATGAACCCGTTCTGATTCGCCCATAAGCTAACGGCATCGGTTTTCCTTGTGCCACCATATTGGATAGATTAGAAAATGATGTTGAATTTTTCTTTTCCTGTTCGTTTCCTATACCCGACATAGAGGGCATTTTGGTGAGCATTTGGGCAACTCCGCCCATCATCATTCCAATACCTGCACCATACATCGCACTGACCATCGGACCTGTCAAATACCCAAAAGGATTGATATAAGCCACCGCAATAAGTACAGCTCCAACAATCGTTTGAAATAATCCTGCTTTTTTTGCCCCTTTCAATACAGGTATAAAACACACAGTCATTCTTTCTTTTAACTGGTGGAACATCCCTTTTTCCAAATAACGGCTATCAAGATAATCTTTGCCAATACGCACTTTAAATAAGCCTTGTTGTAAAAACTGGCGTAAATTCGGAATCTGACTAGTTAAAGCACGGATAATTTCTGCCGTGTTGTTTACCTCTAAATTAAACTCAGTGCCAAACTGTTTAAGGGCACCGTAAAATCTAACTTTGACCATTTTTTCTCTCCATAAAAAAACCGCACATGAAAGTGCGGTCAATTTAATAGTGGTAATTCAACTTGTAGTTTGTCTTCAAATACCTTTAATGTCGCTTCCAAGTATGGCTTTTTGTCTTTCCATTGATTCAGCCCTTTTCCACATAAACTGGCGAATCGTTTATCTGATTTATATTCACCAAGCACTTGATAATATTGCTCAAGTAACGTCACTCCATTTTGCGCCAGCTGTTCTTGCATAAAGTTAAAAGCTTTGATGTAGGCAATCTTAATCGCCATCGCTTTCTTAGTTTTATATCCCATCACCAATAACAAAAAACCGTCTTTAGTCATTTCAAACATTGGGCGTTTTTCGCCTTTTTTATCGATATATTCAACCAATCCAAAATTGGATCGGTTAAATTCATCATCGCCAGCTTCAAGGATTTCACGAATATCACGCATAACGTGAGCGTGTATCTTTCCAAAAACTTTAGCCACCGTTTCCGATGTCGTAATCGTTTTGGCATCTTTGTTTTGAACAAACTGTTTAAAATTTTCAGGGTTAGCAAGTTGCATAATATTCTCCTATTAAATTTTGGATAATAAAAAACCCCGAGAAAGTCATTTCTCAGGGTTATTTAGGGTGCAAGAAACCGCCACACGATTTTCACTGGGAAAAGTGCGGTCGGTTTTGAATAAGTTTTAGAATCCGCCTAATCGACGGTTTGGTCGTAGAACGTCGTTATCCCGAATAGTCGGCAATACTCGGTTCCAGTTCTCATCTCCCCACATTTCGACTTTAAAGTCAGCGGTGAGCTTTTGAATTAGTGGTTGATGTCTGCGTAGCATTGAGCCATATTCGCTTACGATACTGTGGGCTTGTGCTGCAAACTTGGATTGAATGCTGTCGAGTGCCGGAAGAAGATAATTTGTAAATTCTACGCATTTAACTAGAGCGAACCAGTCCCAAGCGATTTCTTGTAGATCGTGTTCGGCAAGTTCAAAAGAATAATGCTCGTTTTTCTTCGGTTCGATTAATTCCCCCTCAAGTGCGATTTTATGCACATATTCAACTGCCATGCCGATTTGTTCCGGTGTCAGTTCATCAATATGTTCAACATTAAAACGCTGATGAATGAGTGAATAAGCGTCCGAATAAATTAAACCTTTTTTACTGACTAATTGACTTACTGCTTGTCTTAATCCTGTTCTTTCATCTGTGGTCGTTTTGCGCTCTGCTTTTCCCTTAAACCAATAATCATGTAAGGCTTGATAACACTCTTTTTTATACATGATCAGCGTTTCACGGATTTCAGGTTTGCAACGGTTAATATCAATTCCAAATAACCAGCCGTTGAGATATTCGATAGGAAGGCAAAGCATTTGTTGTTCCCCGCTATTCGTAGGTGTTGTTATGATAACAATACCTTGATTTAACACTTCATCACGTTGAATACGTTGATATTGAGAAGCCCAGTTTAAGCCGATATTCTCACAAATCGGTTTCATTGCAGTGTAATAAATACCGTTTTGTTCTAATGTAACTAAAGATTGATTGTGGAATTGAATTGTTGAAAGTTGAGTAGTCAT